CTCTAACAGGTTTTGGTGTTGGTGTGTCTCCACCAAGCCAATGTAAATCTAATGTCTGACTTCCTGGAAGATGATCTACGTTTAGAATAATATGATTAGCTAAATCTGGATCTCCGCCATTTGGATTATACCAAACCCATCCTGGAAAGTGATTCATAGTTCCTGCATGAGGAGGGAAAGGAAGTTGAACCTTCAACTGTCCCGTCCCAAAATTAGTTACTGTTGATAAATCTATCTGTATCCAAAAGCTTACGTTGTACTCAGACTTTGAGTATACAGATCCATATGTAGGATATGTTGTTCCGCTTCCAGTAAATGTTAATCCAGTAGCTGAAAATACAGGGCTCCAATGAACTGGAGGGTGGGCAGGAATTGGTCCTATGCCAACTGTATTAAATGGCACGTTCTATCACCAATAGAGATACAGTCATAGTATTTGTTGAACAGACTGCATACAGTCTATTAAAAGCAGAAAGCTCTACCGTCAGCCCTTGCCCAGGAAATAGTTTATATCCGTAGGATGATGTTGAAACACTTGAAGACCCTATATAAACATATCCAGAATCATTATTGTTTTGAATTACTAACGTATAGCTAGATTGAACATTATCCTCGTATGTTAAAGCCGTAGGTGCTGATGTTGATAGAGTTACTATCTTATGTCTTGTCTGCATCCTCTTATTATACCGCCTATAAAGGACAAAACCCAATCAGAGGCGGATCCGATTGGGTCTTGCTACGCCGAAGCGTAAGCACGGGGAGCAAAAGTTGGTGGGATGCTACAACCCGTACAATACTAAGTATCACACAATGTTTTTTTTAAGTCAACTGTTTTCTTGAGAATTATCTGGGGTATATGAAGGGGATGGTCCTAATAGATATCCTTGGTCATGATATGCAACCATTTTTGCCGTATCTTCTGGGCCAACAAGTTTATTTGAAATTAATGTTAAAAGGTCATATATTCTATGCAGCATAATATAATTAACCATCTCTAGGTTATCTTCTAGATTTTCTGATTTTTGTTCTTCAGTCATTTGGTCTTCCTAGATCTTCCCAAAATTTTTCTCTACCCATGGCGTCTGTTTCTTTAATTTCCCCGCCGTCGGTTTTAATTGGGTCAGTTAGATCTTTCAATTTGTTCTCTGAGTTGTTCATAAAACTTTAAACCAATCTCTTTTTTATATTGACATGATAAGCAATATAGATATATTTTATCATCTAAATCTTGATTAGGCATTAGAAGGCCCTGATCCAGAGGACAATTAAGTTCTGGAACAAGGCCTTCTTCTGCTAAGGCTAAATATTTAGATACTGTCTGTATCTTCAATTTATCTCCTAATTAGGGAATTTTTCTAACCACACTTTTGTGGCTGGAGTTAAACCCTTCCAAGATGACCAGTCTGCGCCGCCCTGTGTCATATGATACGTTATCTCTGCGTTAATTACTGGATCAAATAACGTGTAGTTACTATCCAGGTCGAATTTTTCTTTACGATCTACACCAAGGTTTCCCAGCATATTGATCTGAAAAATTCCGTAGGAACTGTCTCCAGTATTCCTGTTTCCGTTATACGCTAATGGGCGTCCGTTAGACTCCTTCTTAGCTACGGCCCAAGCCATTCTAAGGCCTTTGCCCTCAAAGCCTACGGCCTTGAGAAGCTGTACCAATTCTTTGTCTGTTAAAGACTCAGATGCTTTGTATACAGTATTGCTGAATTTTTCCAGCGTTTCTTTTTTCAGTTGTGCTTCTGTTTTTGTATCTTCAGATTTAACAATTGCTTGTTCAACCAGAAGAGCTTTTGCGGCTGGTAATGTTTCAGGCTGGACACCAAATAGAAATAATGTTATCATTCCTATAGCGGTCCAGTTATGAGCAACATCACTCAATCGCTGTTTTATATTCTCCATTGGCATTTCCTCCTTTGAAGAGATAACGAACTTATATAATAGCATTGTCAGTAAATTACTGTCAAGTCGGTCAACCAGAAAAAAATATGCAAATATCATTCTCAACACCAAGAGTTAACCTAAAAACCTCTAATGGATATGGTTATGCTGGCTATAATATAGTTAAATCTTTGCAAAGTTTAGGCCACGAAGTCCCATTTCAATATCCTAAAGCTCCAGTTCAATTAAACTTTTCTCAGCCTAATCATTTTAAAATGCATCGTAATCAGTATCAAATTAGTTACACTCCTTGGGAATCTACAGTTATACCAGAAGTTTGGAGAATGAATCTATCTTTAGTTGATGAGATATGGACAACATCTGATTGGTGTGCGAATGTATTTCAAGATAATGGATATAAAGATGTTAAAGTATATCCACATGGAATAGAGGATATCTGGAAACCAAAGCGAAGAAAAGATGATGGCGTAATTAAGTTCCTTCATCTTGGAGAACCCGCTCCAAGAAAAGCGGGACAGATGGTGGTTGACGCATTCGGATTTTTATTTGGAAATAATCCAGAATATCAATTAACAATAAAAGCATATAAACAAAATACAACTCGTGTATATAATAACTTTATAGAAAAGAATATTATTGGATTACCTAATGAAGTTTATAATAACGTAAAGATCATTCTTGATGAATATACAGATGAGCAACTAGTTAAGCTTTATCATGATCATGATGTTTTAATTTATCCTAGCTACGGAGAAGGATTTGGCTTTATACCTCTTCAGGCTTTAGCAACAGGCATGCCAGTTATATCTACTTATGATTGGGCACATTATTCAGATTATCTTGGCCCGCTTAAATTAAGATCGGAATTGGTAGATTCAGAATGGACTCATGCCCACCCTGGAAAAGTATTTGAACCAAACTATCAACATCTACTTGAACTTATGAGAGATGTATCTTTTAATTTTAATGCTTATTCTGGATACTATTATGCTCAGTCAACTAAAATACATGAAGAATACAATTGGATTAAGTTGACTAAGAATTCTTTTGATCATATTTTTAAAAAATTCTCATAACCCCTTCCCACGCTAATTAAAGTTTGGTAGAATTGGTATCTCACTAAAAATTTATTAACCGCAAGGCGGAGAAGGAGCTTTATCTAAAAATGTCAAGAACTATTGAAAATCCCTATGAAAACTTTATTGCATTGTCACGCTATGCAAGATGGATCCCTGAAGAAAATCGCAGAGAGACATGGGGTGAAACAGTAGATAGATACTTCGCATTTATTTTAGATCATTTGTTTACAAACTATAACTATGAGCCAAAGTCATCTTTAGTAGAAGAGCTTAAGCAAGCAGTATATGATAGAAACGTAATGCCTTCTATGCGAGCAGTAATGACTGCTGGTGCTGCTCTTGACAGAGACCATGTTGCAGGATATAACTGCTCATTTGTTCCAGTAGATTCTCCTCGTTCATTTGATGAAACAATGTATATCTTGATGTGTGGAACAGGTGTAGGATTCTCTGTAGAGTATAAGTATGTGAACAAACTTCCTGCCGTCCCAGAATCATTTGAGAAATCAACAACTACTATCGTTGTAGAAGATTCAAAGCAGGGTTGGGCAAAGTCTTATCGTGAACTACTTGCAATGCTTTGGGCTGGACAGATTCCAGCAATTGATGTTTCTAAACTTCGACCAGCAGGTGCACGTCTTAAGACAATGGGTGGTCGTTCATCAGGACCACAACCATTGATCAATCTTTTTGATTTTACAATTGCAAAGTTTAAATCTGCAGCAGGTCGTCAGTTGAAACCTATTGAGGCTCACGATATAATGTGTAAGATTGGTGAAATTGTGGTTGTTGGTGGAGTTCGTCGCTCTGCAATGATTTCTCTTTCTAATATTAATGATATTGAAATGGCGGCAGCAAAGTCTGGAAACTGGTGGGAGAATAATTCACAACGAGCCCTATCAAATAATTCAGTAGCATATTCTCGTAAGCCAGAAATGGAACAGTTTATTGCGGAATGGAAAAACCTGTATGACTCAAAATCAGGTGAGCGTGGCATATACAATGTTGCAGCAGCTCAAAAACAAGCAGCAAAATGGGGACGTAGAGATCCAGAAGTCCACTATGGAACTAACCCATGCTCAGAAATTATCCTACGACCTTATCAGTTTTGTAATCTATCCGAAGTTGTAATTCGTGAAAATGATACCGCTAAGACGGTGGCAGAAAAGGTACGCCTAGCCACTATTCTTGGCACTTGGCAGTCTACCCTTACAGACTTTAAGTATCTTCGTAAAATCTGGAAAGATAATACAGAAGAAGAACGCCTACTTGGAGTATCCCTAACTGGACAATTTGGGAATAAGTTCTTTTCTGGAAAACAAGATTTAAAGAAACTTGAGCAAACCCTTGAAGATTTAAGGTCTTACGCAAGAGAGATAAATGCTGAAATGGCAGAAGCTCTTAATATTCCAGCCTCCGCTGCAATTACATGTGTTAAGCCTTCTGGAACAGTATCTCAATTGGTAGGAGTATCTTCAGGAATGCATGCATGGCATTCACAGTATTATATTCGCACAGTTCGTGGGGATAAAAAAGATCCTCTATCAACATTCTTAAAAGAAGTTGGCATTCCAGTAGAAGATGATTTTATGAAGCCAAACGACACTTATGTATTTTCATTTCCAGTAAAGGCTCCAGAAGGAGCAATTCTTCGTAATGATCTTACTGCTATTGAGCACCTAAACACATGGCTTGTCTATCAACGTGCATGGTGTGAGCATAAGCCATCTATTACGGTATCTGTAAAAGAAGATGAATGGATGGAAGTAGGTGCTTGGGTATATAAGCATTTTGATGAGGTTTCAGGTATTTCGTTCCTGCCACATTCAGACCACTCATATAAGCAGGCTCCTTACCAAGAAGTAACTGAGTCGGAATATTTAGAACTCCTCGCTAAAATGCCGTCTTCAATTCGTTGGGAAGATTTATCTTTTTACGAGACAGAAGATGGAACTAGCGGAACACAAACTTTAGCCTGTACTTCAGACGGAAATTGTGAGATTGTAGACATTTCGGCATAATAGGCGTATAATAAGAATTGGGGTAACTCCCAAAATTCCTGGGCATGGTGCTCAGAAATAGGAGGTCTTTATGAAAGAAGACTTTAATAATGATGGAAAGGTAACAATGCAGGAGAAACTTCTAGCAGCGTTAGCAAGCTATGGCCGCCATTTTCTTGGAGCCGCCATCGCTCTATACATGACTGGTAACACAGATCCAGGAGATTTGGTTAAGGGTGGAATTGCGGCAGTATTGCCAGTTATTCTAAAAGCACTTAACACAAATGAGCCAGCTTTTGGCTTCACAAAAAAGTAAAAATTAAATAACAACTGAATACAGATTAGGACGGCTCCTATGCTAAAATGAGCATAGGAGTTTTCCTATTTTAGGAGATTTTAGCAAATGGCAGGACAAAAAAATTGGGAAGTGGATCAAAACACTACCTTCAGTTTCATCGTTGAATATAAAGACAGCGATGGAGACCCTATTGATTTAACTGGATCTACTGCTAAGATGCAGGTCAGAGATACAAAGGGTGGCACAAAGTTGGCCTTTACCCTAACATCCCCTCTAGGTGGAATTACAATTGATGCGCCTAATGGCAAAATTACTTGTAAGATGACTCCTACACAAACCAATAAACTATTTTATCCAAAGTCAGCATATGACTTGATGGTTGTAGATAGTAATGGAAATAAAATAAAACTTATTGAGGGATTCATGACTTTAAGTAGATCGGTTACAATCTAATGCCAATTGTAAATAATAATGACAATCCAACAGTAGTAGTAACTGAAGTTATTAATGATGTTGTTGTTGGTACACCTGGTCCTCAAGGTCCTCGTGGTAAAACAATTCTTAATGGTGAAGGAGCCCCATCTAATAATTTAGGTGTTGAGGGTGACTTTTATTATGATAAAACTACTACAAAATTTTATGGCCCAAAACTTAACGACCTTACTTGGGATGGTGCAACAAGCTACTTCCTAAGTACAGGTACTTTAACATTTCCATTTGCAACTAATCAGGTTCTATCTTATCCCACAGGAGCTACTGGAAATGATATAGAATACTGGTATCTAACAATCAATCACAATCTTGGGTATAACCCAAACGTAACTATTAAAAACAGTGCTGGTGATGTATTAGAGACTGGTATAAACTATAATAGTTTTAATCAAATAACACTGATAATGGCTCAACCATTCGGTGGGACAGCATACCTGTCTTAAAGGAGAGTGAAAAATGGCAAGATTATTTGTAACAGATATTGATCTGAACAAAAACGAGCTGCGTAATGCCAGAATTCAAAACATAAGTGGTCCTGCGCCTTCAAGCCCTGTTACTGGTCAGATTTATTATAATGGTACAAACAACACAATGTATTATTACAATGGACTTTCAGCACCAGATGGTCCATGGATGCCGATGGGAGCTTCTACAGAAGTTGTCCAAGATATTATCGGTTCATCTATTGTTGGTGGCGTTGGTTTAACCTCAACATACGCAGACGTTGCTGGTACAACCACAATCGATCTAGATAACACAACAGTAACTGCTGGGTCATATGGATCACAAACAAAGATTCCTACTTTTACAGTAGATGCTCAAGGTCGTTTAACAGCGGCTGGTGAAGCAGATGTAGCAACAACCCTCACAATTAATGGTGACAATGTTGGTACTACAATTGGAATTAACCTTCTAACCGAAA